GATTATTCGTTGGCCAATTATAAAAATGGTAATACTAAAATTAAAATAATATGTCCCAAACATGGATTGTTTTTACAGACTCCGTACAATCATGTTGGTATAGGACAAGGATGCCCAAAATGTTCTGTTGACAACAGCTATTCGGATACCGAAAGTTTTATAAATAAATCTAAACAAATTCATGGTATCAAATATGATTATTCTTTGGTCAATTATAAGAATAGCAAATCTAAAGTAGATATTATATGTCCTATTCATGGAATATTCCAACAACAACCAAGTGGACATTTGAATGGTAGGGGATGTCATATATGCAAAGAAAGTAAGGGAGAAATGGGTATTAGGATATTTTTGGAAAACAATAATATATGTTTCAAACTGCAAAAACGATTTGATGGTTGTGTTGGTAAAAAATATAAACTCCCTTTTGATTTTTACTTACCAGACTATAATTTATTAATAGAATATGATGGTATACAACATTATGACAAGACCAGCAAATTTTACCATAAAGAAACTATAATTAATGATAATATTAAAACAGAATATTGCATAAAATATAAAATTGACCTATTGAGAATCCCTTATTACAATATAGATGCTATAAATAATATTATAGAAGAAAAATTATATATTTTGGCCAAAAGGATAATAAAATGAAATTTGAAGAATATTTAAGTGAATCAAACCAATATGGAACTGCAGGGGCTTTAGTTAAAAATTTTAATCTAAGCGAAGAAGACGCTGGTGATTTGGAAATGGATATTAATATGAAATGTGGTGATAATAAGAAACTTGAAAAATTAGAAGATTATAGGGTTGAAGTTGTAAACAAAGGCAATGATTTACAAATAAAATATTCTATGGATACATTTAACGCAATTAAGAAAAGTTCTGCAAAGAAAAAAATAATCCAATCTGAATATAAAAAAATAATTGATAAATTGGTTAAGACATACCAAAAAGGTAAACCAGAAAGCAATACAATAAGAGCAACATAAAATAATATATGGGAAACGAAAAAGAATATTTCACAGATTTTACTAGAAAGAGAACTACTGATGTATACCAATCGGTATATTCTGATGCCATAAATCTTTTTGGACTTCCCATTTACTACTTGCCAATGGATACATATGCTGAAAGTGATGTAGACGGTATTTGGGGTGAAGTTATTAATAGAGATTATAGTAATGTATACGGTATGAGAATGATCTCTGAAGATCAAGCCAATATGGCCGGTGGTGGAGATATGTTTTCTAAATTTGGCGTGGACTTAACAGATGATATAACATTATTCATAACAAGAAAAGAATTTATTGAAAGAATAACTGGCGATGATATAAGAGTCATCGATGATGACGATGAAACAGTTCCAGACACAGACGATACCAGACCAAAAATATCCGACCTAATATATATTCCCATGTGGAAATCAATGTTTGAAATCACTTTTGTGGAAGAATGGGAAAACTTAATGATTGGTAATAGATCATGGTGGAAATTAATTTGTAAAAAATATAAAGTACGACAAAGAGATATTATTGATATGGACGCTACTGGATTTGATACCACAAAAGATAATGAATTGCCTGATATGACAGAAGATATATCAACTATAGATAGTGTAGACGATGATGGCAAAGCTAAATATGATATTGAAACAGATCCAGATGCTACTGGTTTTGGGCCAATATCAGATGATGATATAACAAATGATGATGGGGTTGATGAAGCTTCAAGTATAAGAGATGATAGTGAAGACGGAGGATCAGACTTTATGTCAGATTGGTAAAATATTATGAAAATAAAATTCAAACAATATTTAAAAGAAAATCCAGATAGATATATATTATCAACTGGAGAAATGGCCGGATGGCAAAAGGGAATGACCTTTGGTTATTTTGGAGGTGATATGATTATTTCATCAAAGGGAATAACTCACGGTATATTAATAAGAAATATTCCAGACGAACAATGGACAGAAAAAAATATAAAACTGTTTTTAGAAACAGCCCATAAAAATGTTAAAGATATAGTAGACTATAGTCCTACTTTAGGGTTTAAATCATTAAAAAATTTACAATTTACGGGCGCAAAAAAGATTGCTGAAAATAGAGAAATGTATGAAACAACTATGACATTTGTTGCTAGAACAGGATTTGGGTATGCTGGTAGGATATGGAAAAATCCAGGCATTGTATCTTTTTGGCATTATCCAAAAAGTAAAGAGGATTGGTTAAAATTTAAAAAAGACATTGCTAAAAAGGGGATAAATATAAAAGATAATTGGAATTTAGATTTATCTAAAGATGATGGAAAAGGACATTCCCTTAATATCGGCACATATGAAAAATCAAAAGAAATGAAATCTGTAAAACACAATTTACAAGCAATACATCTAATGAATCCAATTGCTAAAAAAGCATTCTTAGATAAGGTAAAAGGATTTGGTAGTAAGAAACAAATGGACATTGCAAAAAAAGCTGGATTTGATTCCTATGCAGAATATAAAGCTTTTACACAACAAGAGAATGAAGAAAAAACATTTAAGAATTACTTAACAGAAATCTTCGATAAACCAGCAAAATGGAATTGGATTAAGAAAGAACAATACCAATGGAAAGCAAAATTTGAAATAACTAAAGAAGAGAATACAGTTAGATTTTATACCGACTTATATAGAATATCAGAAGGTGGCGTTACAACATGGATAGTAGAATTTAATAGAATACAGACCAAAGGGCATAAAGGAACACAAAAACTGATCAATGATGATAAAATGCAGTTTACAGCATTCTCTACAGTTAAAGATATCCTATTTGAATTCTTAAAGAAAAAGAAACCTACATCATTCGCTCTAGGAGCCAAAGAACAAAGCAGACGACGACTATATAAAACATTTGCAAAATTAATAGAAAACAAAACCAAATACCGGTTCACCCGTGCCGTAGAAGAAATATCAAATTCTGGGGAAAATGTACAATATATGTATTTTAGAATTAAGGGCAAGTGATGGCAACAACTAATGTAATTTATAGATCGAACTCTACTAAGAAAATTCTTATTGCTATGGCAGATACATTTTCTGATATTAAAACGGCACAAAGAAAATCCAAAAGATCAAAAGATTTTAAAGATGTAACAGTTCCTGTATATATTTCATCATCTGAAAAACTAATTGCTCGAGCAACAAAACTGGCTGCTGATGCAAACACAACTAGAATATCACTGCCAGCAATAGGAATGAATATAACATCAATGGATTTGGACGAGAATAGAATATTAACTCCATTCACAAAAATTGTAAATGAAGGACAATTTGTATTCAACCCAGTGCCGTATAATTATACTATTGATGTGGCTTTGATAGCCGAAAGAGAGTCCCAATTATTTGATTTAATAGAACAAATAGTTCCATTTTATAGAAAATCCAGATATTATCCTTTAATAGATTTTAAATTTTATGATGGTACAGAAATACAACGAGACTTGTGTATGGAATTGACATCCACTCCAATATCATTACAAGACTCTGATATAGGACAAGAAGACGAACAAACATTTACTGCTACATTATCATTTATGGTAAAAGGGTGGATATATGGTTCTAATAGTACAATAGATTTTAAAGAGGGTGATGATAAAAATACAGGGTCGGCCGGTCCTGGGTCTGGTGCTGGAAATGTATTGATTAGATATATTGATATTGATTTTGAAAATGAGAATGATGTAATTTTTGAAAATTATCTATTAGATACCGAATTTACTGGAGATGATGATCCAGATTCAACTGGATATGAACCAAGAGAGACAAAAACAACATATGTAGGAACTGATAATGCATAGGATTTTATTATGAATACAGAAACGATGACAGAACATTTAGACCAAATAATTGGTATAAAAGAAAAACAAGAAATTGTTGAGACTAGAAAACCATCATTGCCAATACCCAAAGGGTATGATGACATGCAATTAACATCAAAAGATAATATAGAAAGTGAATTATTAAAAGGTAGGACTAGATTGGAAGTATCCTATACCAAACTAGAAGATGTATTGCAAAGTCATTCTGATAATGCCATCAACTTTGGCAAGAGCCGTGATGTAGAGGCAGTATCAGCACTAGGAAAAACATTATTAGAAATGCAAAGAGAGATAAGACAGACTAACTCAGATTTATTTAAAAAAGACGATCCAAAAGCCATTGACCCCAAACATTTAACACAGAATAATATTATATTATCAGGGGATATGCGTGACGTACTTAATGCTATTGATATGAAAAATGATAAACAATAGGTATAAATAATATTATAATAACAAATAAATTTTAGGGGCATAATATGTTGTTCGAGCAATATTTAGAAGAAGGTATCAGGTATAATACAAAATCATTCAAATTTAAAAAACAATTTATGGGTAAAAAAATAGCCATAAAAGATTTTATTAAAAATTTGAATAAGTATATTGAAGGTAAAAAAATCAGCGCAAAAGAAGTCGATGAATTTGAGACTGAATTGGCTAGCTGGGAAAATAAAGATATTGGTGCCAGTAGTGTTACATTCCATGCTGATACAGAAATTATTCCTATCTGGAAATAATTTAAAATACAGAATTGGAAAAAAATAGAATATCATTTAAGAATTTTCTTTTAAATGATATTGACGAAATTAAGAAAGAAATATTAGAACAATGGAATATTTTAGTGAACGCAAAACCAGAAGACATATTATTAATTGAGCGAGAACCCCTAACAAAGACTCAAAAAGATCATTCTGAAAATATTATAAGGATGATAAGAACACAAACCAATGAATGGAATGCTATTCAATGGTTAAGGTGTAAAAAGTTTACTGGAATAATCCAAGAAGAAATATCAAAAGGTGATAAATCGAATAGTAATTTATTATTATGTTACGGACATAAAAAATGAAAATAAAATTCAAAGAATATATTTCTGAAGTACCATATATTCACGATTATAAAATGGCAATACCAAATGGATTTTTTGATGTAGAAGAAGAATTGCACGGACATTCATTAGAAGAATTTGTAAACTGGATGAGGGCTTTCATGGATGGCCAGAAACATAAAGACAAATATGGAAATATTTTAAAACCTATTAAGACTACAAAAGACAAAATAGGTTTTGTTAATGCATTTTTAGCTAGTGATTTTTTTGATAATTTTGATAGAAAGTATAAGAAACCAGACTGGAAAAAACTATTAATAGGAAAATAACATATGCCATCATCTGTAATTAAAGCTTTTAGTCGTCAATCAGGTAAGTCTCCAGCAGTCGTCGAAAAACATTGGAAGGATTTAAAAAAACAATATGGCGAAGACTATGCCGCTATTGTTGGAACATTAAAAAAGATTTTAAAAATTGAGAGTAATCATATGAAAGGATTTAAAAATTATCTAAAAGAACAAGAAGAAAAAATAGTAATTATAGCTACTAGCGCCACTGAAGCTAAAAATATTGATAATTTAGATCGTATTGGAAAAGATGAAAATAAATATTTAAAAATATTAAAAAAAATGGGTATAACCGCTCATGTTATATTTTTAGATAATGTTTATTATGAATTACAAAAAGACGGAAATATTTTTATAAAAAATAATAGATTTGAAGAACCACAAAAACTAATACTAGATCCAAAAAAGGTTAAAGTATTGGTTAGACAAGAATTAACAGCAGGTCGTGAAGCATTTTATGATTTCTTAATAGAGAATGGGATACCAGTAGTTAATCAAAAAGAAACAATAAAAATATGTGGATCTAAATATAAAACATTTCAAAAGTTAAAAGAAAATGGTATACCAACGCCAGAAAGCGTCATGGTATCAGATGAAGATTCAATAATACCAGCGATGAAAAAAATTGGAAATAAATTTCCAGTTATTGTAAAAACTGTTAGAGGATCACTGGGTAAAGGCGTTGTTAAAGTTGAGAGTCCCGAACAATTACCATCTATTTTACAATCTATTTGGTTATCAGACGCCAACGATGTTCTTATCCAACCATATCATAAAATTGATTTTGACGTTAGAACATTCGTTATAAATGGTAAAATAGTAGCATCTATAAGAAGGAACAAGATAAAGGGAGATTTTAGAAGCAATATAACATTAGGCGCAGAAGCCGAAAAATATGAATTAAATGATGAAGAAAAAGAAATTGTACTTAGATCCCACCATGCTGTTAAAGCAAATTACTCTGGTGTAGATCATTTTGTTGTTAAAGGAAAACCAATTGTCATAGAAGTTAATAGTTGCCCAGGAACTACTGGAATAGATAAAGCTTCTGGTGTTGATGTTTCAACGGAGTTATTAAAATACGTCTTAACTCTATAAAATAAGATAAATAGTAATACAAGGAATAAAATATGGGAATTTTACTTAAAGATTTATTATCAGAAGAAGAAGTTGAAATGATGGAAGGATTTAATAAAAAAGAAATCAATGAAATGAAAACTATTAAATTCAATACAGATACGGATCTACTGTCCAAGATATACAAAAAATTAGAGTCAATAGGCAAACTAAAACAAGGTGATTATAAAAAGGGAGACTTCTATTATTATCTTGAAGTTGATGATAAAAAATATGATGATGCCGTAAAATTAATCGGCAAGAATAATATAGGGGAATAAAATGAGTTTTCAAAAATACTTAAAAGAGAATACTACCATGAAGGTTATTAATGAACTGAATGGTGCCAGAACATTAGGATTTAAAGGCAAAGATGATATGGGTAAATTCTGGGTTGTAACAAAAGCTTCAAAAAACTCTGAATTGGGAGATATATTATTTGATGCTGATGTATTTGATATGATACTGCAAGCTAGAGGCGGACTTGCTGGTGGTGATATTGAATTAATAACACATGATAAGAATAAAGCAAAGAAATTGGCGGAAACTTTATTAAAAGGCGTACAATCATGAAATCATTTAAAGACAAACTAGAAGAACAAACCAAATACTATGATTTTTTTATGGCCAAATTAAAAAAGTTTGGTGTTAAATCTCCTGCATCATTAAACGCTGAAGAGAAAAAGAAATTCTTTAGCGAGATTAAAAATGAATGGTCTAAGGAGAAAACAAAATGAAATTCTCAGAATATATAAAAGAAAAAGATATGAAACTCTACTTAAAAAAAGTATCAACAGAAAGTAAGGGCAAACAATTCGAGTTAGACGGCGAGCTGGTAGATATTGTTGATTTTGTTGAAGTCAATACTGCCGATGATGTTGAGCCTCTTACACCAAAAGAAATAGATAATATTATAAAATTAGCAGCTGGTAAGGAAATGGCAATTGGTGCTGGATTTAAACTAAAGAGGGTAAAATGAAATTCAACGAATATATAAAAGAAGGGGCTGATGAAATAACAGTCAAAGAATTAAAAAATGCTCTTAATAAGTTTGATGATAATATGATTGTTAGAACTCAAGAACCTGGCAAAGGTTCTAGTATTTCTCTTGGTATTATTGACAAAGCTAGAATAGGAAAAGGTAAACAAAACAGTAATATAGCATTTATACCAATTTATAAAGTAGGAAGTTCATACGCATGAAATTTAATGAATATATAAAAGAAGAAGAAAAAGATAATTCTGAATTAAACATTAAATTAGCAAATTATTTTAAGGATAATCCTTATAAGTCTGATGATGATTTTCATAAGTTTGCCGAAGAAAATAATATAGAACCAGACGACTTAGAAAAAATGGCATACCAAATAATATCCACATTCATGTATGGTGGTATGGCAAATAAAGAAGGTCTCAAAGAAGAAGATGTAGATCAAAAAGAATTGGAAATGGGAACAGAAGTAGAATACGAACATTTGGATAAAAAATCCCCATTCGCCACTATGATGGCAAAGAGAATTTCATTGGATCATCTGGCCGAACTAAAAGACTATTATTCGAGACTTAAAAAGATGGAATCGGAGGGTGGATCAGAATGAAATTTAGAGAATATATAGAAGAAGAACGTGGCAAAGGAATGGGTGTTGGTGGAGAAAAACAAAAAGATGGTGGATCAAATATTTGTAAATGTCCTACATGTGGAGAAGAAGTAACTCATAAAAAAGGTGTTCCTTGTAAGGAAAATAAATGTCCTAAATGTAATACCTTAATGCAAGGAAAATCAAAATGAAATTTAATGAATATATCGCTGAGTCATTAACTGGTACAATATACCAATATTCAATGGGGAAATGGTCTAAACTAAGATCAAAAACTATTGATCAAGCTATGAAAGAAACAAATGCCAGAGAAGGGGTACATATAGTATCACCTCTTAATGATAATGATGCAGACGAATTATTAAAGAAAAATAAAGATATATTCTTATTTATAAATCCATATGTATTGGATGTAAATAGAAAAAGAGTATTGGTAATCCTTGATAATAAAAAGGATGCCGAATCAAGTCATAGAGAATCCAGAATGGATATTTAATAGGAGAAATAAAATGAAATTTTCAGAGTATGTAAGCGAAATGAAAGACTGGCGAGATAACCCAAAGAAAGGTGATAAATTCACATTTGAGGGAATGGAATACGTTATAGTATCCATAAGTTCCAAAGATGTTGGACTTAAAGATGATAAAGGAAAATCAAAAAAAGTTACAACTGACGAACTAGATAAAATGTTAAGATCAGACGATTAAGGAGATATAAAATGAAATTTGAAGAATATTTAGAAGAGATGAAAAAACTTGAGGACTTTCCAAAGAAAAAGAAATTCAAGGATGGGGATAAAGTTATTATACAATCTGGAGATGGAAAAACATTATTTATAGGAACAGTGAAAATCAGCGATGATAATGATTATTCAGTTATGATAGATAAACCTCTTAATGGTAAGTGGAATAAAAAACTTTGGAAAAAGGGTGATGGCATCTCACTGGGAGTAAATGATAAGGATGAACCAGATTTAGAAACTGTAAGAGCATATAAAGGATAATAGGGAGATATAAAATGAAATTTGAAGAATATTTAAACGAAGAGTATGATAAAGGTTGTTCTAAACTTAAACAAGCTTTGGATAATATAAGACCTCAATATGTCGAAGACGATAACACAGAAGGTGTTAAAGCAGTCGATAATTGGATAAAAGAAATCGCAGATGATGCGGGCGACAAGCAAAAAGATGCTCTCTCACAAGATCAATATGCAGCCGCTTGGAAGTTTGCAAACCCAAAAGGATAAAATAATATGAAATTTTCAGAATATGTAAATGAAAAATCAGGCGATAAAGAAGCCTATAAAAAATTCTTTGAAGAAAAACTAAAGAAGTTTGGTGTAAAATCACCGGCCGAATTAGAAGGCGACAAGAAAAAAGAATTTTTTGACGAAATAGATAAAGAGTGGGAAGGCGATAAAGAATCTGATTAAGGTGTTATGAAACACTTTAAATCATTCCTTAATGAACAATTTTCATTAAAGGACTTTGGACTATCCTTCACCTATACCAAAAATCTAGGCATCAATAATGTTTTTAGAACAGAGAAGGCTCATAAAACATATAAAGGTAAAGCCAATTATGGTAAGGGTAGATACTATACTCTTAAACAAGAAGACGCAGAAGAATATACATTAAACCCTGAATCATCAAAAATAGAATACTACGATCCTAAAGTACATGGTAAGATAGATACTCATGGTGTATTAAGAAATATGAAAGTTGTAGTATTTGATCTAGAAGATGATCAAGATTTTAAAAACTTAGAAACTATAAGAAAAAAAGTAAATAATAAATTAGAAAAGTTTTTCCTTGATAATGGTATACATGGAATGGTAATAAAATCAGAAAATATGAATTATGGCGGAAATCAATTAGTAGACTATACTGGTAAGTATGTAAGATAATATATAAATATTAATTGAAGGAAATATATAATGGACGAACAAGAACAATTATTAGAAAAAGAAATACGACAAAATCTCTCCGGCGATCTAGGAATAAACAAAAAAGGTTTATTAAAAACTGGTATATATGATATAACAACAGATATACATGGCGAACCGTTAGAATTCCGTAAAGACCCTCATTTAAGAAAAGCAGAAACTAAAATAGGATTAACAAAAGAACATATAATAGAAATAGCCAAATGTAAAAAAGATCCAGTCTATTTTATGAATAACTATTGTTATATAAATGATCCCAATGAAGGGCGATCAATCATAACTCTATATCAATGGCAAGAAAAACTAGTGCGCCAACTCCAAGCACAAAAATATAATATACTATTACTTCCTAGACAATCAGGGAAATCCCAAACATTGGCATTATTCCTTGTCTGGTATATGTGTTTTTATAAAGATAAACTATCTGCTATTCTAGCGAATAAAGGCGTTACTGCCCGTGAAATATTCTCAAGACTTATGATGGCATATAGAGGACTACCACATTTTCTTAAAGGTGGAGTTTACGAGTTCAACAAATCATCCATTGGTATTGATACTGGTAGTGGAACAATATCTTCCGCTACATCTGAATCTGGTCTCCGTGGTTTTACTATTAATGGTTTATTAATGATTGATGAGGCAGCTATTATACAAACATCATTATTTGAAGAATTCTATACCGCCATGTATCCTACAATATCAAGAGCGGATAATGCCAAAATAGTATTGGTATCAACCCCCAAAGGCATGAACCATTTTTATAAATTATGGAGAGATGCCCAGAATAAAAATAACGGCTATCATCCATTTACAATAGGTTGGGATGAAATACCTGGCCGAGATGAAAAGTGGAAAGAACAAGAAATACAAAATATGGGTGATATTGATAAATTTAATCAGGAATATTGCTGTAGTTTTATTTCAAGTGGTAGTATGTTATTATCATCAGCCGCCATGAGTTCTATCACATACGAGCCCCCTAAAAAAGAAATGTATGAAGGAACATTTAAGATTTATAAAGAACCAGAACCAGATATGAAATATATACTATCTGTGGACACATCAGAAGGTGTAGGGAAGGACTTTTCCACTATAAACGTATTATCAGTCGATAATACTGGGTTTATTGAGCAGGTGGCTGTATATAGAAACAATAAGATAGAATTAACAATGTTTCCTTATACAATAGAAAAGATTGGCCAAATGTATAATAATGCCTTGACAATAATAGAAAATAATTCTATTGGTCTTGTAGTATGTAATGCATTATTTAATGATATTGAATATCCAGAATTATATGTAGATACCAAGGAAATAGGAATTAGAACAACCAAATCAACAAAAAAAGCTGGTGTTAGATATGCAAAAGAACTTATAGAAAATCATGGACTAAAGATAAATGATTATGATACCGTGGTTGAACTATCAAATTTTACCAGAAGAAAAAATTCATATGAGGCGGCAGATGGATTTACTGATGACATTATAATGGGACTAGTATTGTTCTCTTATTTCTCATCTCTTCCATATTATAAAGAATGGTGTGATACTGATTTTGTTTCAAGGATGTATAAAAAGAAAATGGAACAAATATCTTCAGAGCAAATGTTGCCTGTATACCACCAGGATGGCGGAGAAGAGAGTTCCAATTTTGATGAAGCGAATAATGGATTTACAGTTGTGTAGATGGAACATTCCAATGAGTATATATTAAAGGATATAATTAAACATGGTGGCCATTGTATAGATATAAACTACCTAAACTGTTACCAATGTCCATTCGATAATTTTTGTGATATAGACAAAATACTATGGACTGATATATACAATAATTCAATAGAAGAACTTGAAAAAATCAAACAAGAAAAAATAGCCCAAATACTAAAATAGCCCATATTCAGTTATGCCCAAATAGGATGGGAAACTTGATCTGGATCGGTTTGCATGATATAATATCTTATCGAAATTGAAGGAATCTATAATTGGGCAAAACACTATCCAAAGAACAAATCGATCTTATTAATAAAATTCTGACTGATAGAAGATGCCCTGGATATGGCGATTGTACGGGATGCATCATGAGATATCATAAAAATAATATTACTCCGTTGCATATATGCTCAATTAATAAATTTAGAAAGATATTAAAACAAAATAAAATCCAAGAGATACTCAAATGAATAAGAAAGAATTTTTTTATGGAGCACAATATAATATGAATAATATGGACAAAAAAAGGTATTATTGTCATGGGTCAGATTGTAGTATATGTCCAATAGAAAAGAATTGTCCCATTAATTCATTAGTGGATGAAAAGATTAATATACATATATTAAAAGAATATAAAAGATATAAAATCCTAGAGATATTAAAATGAAATCTATTGATAAAAGAGATATTAGAAAGCTAAAGATTATGATTAAAAATGGTGGAAAGTGCCCTGATCATATAGGGGATTGTAATGAATGCCCTATTGACTTAATAGTTCATAGTTCTGATCATGCTTGTGGATGCACTTATGACTTGGCCAATAAAACAGCCAAAGAACTTTTAAAACAATATAAGATTAAAGAAATATTAAAATGAAACTAAGTGATATGCAAATTAAAGGACGTAGACTGAGTCCCTGTAATAGGACTACAATGGCATGTTGTAGCCCTGATTGTCCATTAATACAATATATTTCAAAAATAAGAAATATTGATATTGAAGAATTAACGGATGGGTCAGGCTTGGCAGGAAAAGAAATAAGTAAGCTTGAAAAAAGAATAAAACATGAAATTAAAAATATAAACGGGGAATCAGCTTGTGCAGTATTGTATTTGTATTTAGTAAAAAAAGAAAAAGAAGAAAAAATTAAGGAAATATTAAAATGATAGTTACAACCAACTATAGAGGAGTTCTAAGCGGTGCGTGCCCTTATTATAAAAAATCATCATTTGATGATGTTTTACCAAAAATTGGTAGTGCATTTTGTGAACAATGTAAAGAATTTTTGATTAGAGATTCTATGTCTACTGTTATATGTAATCAGGAAATACTAGAAAAGAAAAGAAATAAAATTAAGGAAATAATGAAATGAAAATATTATTGATAGATGATTTTAGAGAAAATATCCATGCTGATAAAATCGCCCGTACATTTGAGCAAGGAATTGAATGTCTTAAAAATGAATACTGGGATTTATTATTATTAGATCATGATTTATGTGATGAAGATCCCAGAAAAACAGGATATGGTATAATGTGTTGGTTGGAACAAAACCAAAACCATCTTCCTGGTAGGATAGAATTTGTAACTGCTAATCCAGTAGGAAGGAAAAATATGGAAAGAGTTAGGATTAATTTATATGAAAAAATTTGAATGGAAGGGACATATATTTAATACTGATTCCTCGGGGCATATATGGTATTGTCCCAGAAAAATTGGTGTGGATTCTGCAGTATCTTGTATCGATTGTCCGTGGACAGGATATATGCTCGGACATTGTGAATTAAGGTCTGATATTTTAGATAAAGAATATCATAAAAGACGAGTATTGAAGGAAATACTAAGATGAATAGGTTTAACATACCTTTATTATTTGACAAAACTCTTAATGAGAATTGTCCGTATTGTATAAGATCAACAGTACTTTTCCATAAATGTAAAATAAAACAAAAGTCTGTTATAGGGGACGGCAATTGTATAATTATCTGCCCGTATAATAAATGTATTCATCATATGTTGGAGAAAAAGAATTTAATAAAAGAGATATTAAGATGATTAGTAAATATGGATTAGCTAATAGAATAATTAACAATGGAAAATGCGGTGTATCGTCATGTGACTATTGCCCGATGCCATCACAAATTAGGGTGGATCATAAACCATATAATTGTATGCTCAGAATAGCTCGGAAATGGGCCAATAAATATTTGAAAAGATATAATAAAATTAAGGCAATACTGAAATGAGTCAATGTGAATATTGTAAAACTAATCCTTTACGCCCATTTAAGGTTTGTAAATTACATAGAATCAATACTTATTCTGGAACATTATGTGTTTTATCTTTTGATGGAGTAGATAATAAACTAGAATGTCCAGTATATAAAAAATTTGCAAAGAAAGAAAAAATTAAGGAGATACTAAAATGAAAATAGGATTTACAGGAACTAAAGACGGAATGACCCCTGAACAAAAAAAGACAATAACAGATTTTATAGAAAATAATTATATATCAGAATTCCATCACGGAGATTGTATAGGATCCGATGAGGATTTTCATAATATTTGTTCTAATAATGGAATAGACAATATAATAATTCATCCGCCCATATTTGATAAACATAGGGCGTTCTGTAAATCAAAAACTATTTTAGAAGAAAAACCATATTTGAAAAGAAATAAAGATATTGTAAATTCATCTGATATATTATTAGCTACCCCAAATAGTACAAATGAAATATTAAGGTCGGGAACATGGTCGACAATACGATATGGAATAAAAAATAATATTAAAGTTATTATAGTATATCCAAATGGGATTTCAGAATTAAAATGAAATGTAATAGTAAAAAATGTAAATGGTATGACAAATTGAGCGGCTGTCATAATAATTGCAAATGGATTTATAAACCAAAAAAGGATGGTACCTGTTCAGATTTTCTTACACCAGCATACCACAATAAAAAGTATCTTATTAATAGCAAATCATATAAAGATTGTTATTATTTTAAAAAAGAAAAATTAAACAAGATAAAGGAAATATTAAAATGAATAAAATAGAAAAAATGAAATTATATAGGGGCCGAGTCATATGTAATAATATATGTAAGAAATGTCCCATTGTATCTCATATATTAAAAAAGACTAAGAAATCAAAATTCAGATCGTCTGATATTAATAGGTTTATATCCAAAAATAAGATTGTTCATAATTTTGATCATTCTTCTTGTGGAGATATATTAGTCCATATAAAAAATAATTAAAATGAAATATGTATATAAACATATAATAAATAAACCCATTACCTTAAAATATGGGAAAATTAAATTGTATAGAGGTAATAATGGATATTGGAAATGTTCTGCAGAATGTCATATGTGTAATTTCAATCCCAAATTATGTAGCTGTCATGATGGCCCCAGCGTGGCCACCTATCCTGTATTATATCAGTTGGAAAGGGAACAAAAAATAGAGGCGATATTAAAATGAAATATTATATGCATGGGGCCGATGATGATTGCCCATATGGATTCAGAATAAGAGATATAAACGATAATTTTAAAAGTTCGCAAATAGTTAATGTTGGTGGAGGATTTTGTATAAGTTGTAAACACTTTATTTCAAAAAATACTAAAAAACATATAGTAGCCTGTAAACTGGAAAAGCAAGATAAAATAAAAGAGATAATGAGATGAAATATAAAGTAGGAGATTGGGTATATATTAAAAAAAATGCACATGAAATAATGCATTTTAATTGGAACATATTAATGGATCAATACCTAGGGAAGAAAGGTCAAATAAAAAAATTAAACGTAGACTGTATAGATATATATGACGAACACCTTGATAATACATGGTCTTTCCTTTTTGATTGTATAGACAAAAAAAGAATGTTAATTGAAGAGATATTAAAATGACTAGAACGATTAAAAAACCATTATTATTAAAATGTTTATTAAAAGCTTATTGTAGCAAGAAACTCAAGAAAAACTACCTAGAACTTTATAATGATGAATTCGGCAGTACTAACGGTATTAAGAATAAAATAAAATTCTTTTTTATTACTATTTTTTTGATTCCCTGTATATTATCATATACAATATGGTTCATTACAATAAAAAATAAAAAAGTATTACTAGAAGAATTTGATTTAGATCATATAGGATATCCTACAGAAAAAGAATTAAAGATAATAGAGATTATGAAATGAAACCAATAAAAAAATTAAAAACAAATAGTATGAAAAAGCGTTTTATGTCCTGAAGGTGGTTGTCATGAATGTCCAATGTCCGTATAGTAAACTAAAAAATGGGAAATATTATTGTCATATAATTAAAACATATAATAATAAATATATTGAAGATCCATATAGTTGTGGTGGGGGAGGATCTTGTTTAGGAAAATCGAATTGGCCATCATATAAGGATAAGAGAATATGTAAGTATTATCAAGATGCTATAAGACAAAAGAAAATAAGAGAGATATTAAAATGATAACAACTACTACTCGAAAAGGTAGACAATGTCCATATAAAATAACTTTAGACAAATCGTCTATATATAATATATTTGATAATCCTAATATGATAATTAATGTAGCATCAATGTTTTGTAAACGGTGTCTATATAATATATCTATTGAATATGAAACATATGGCACTATGGTTGCATGTAAACTAGAAGAAAAACAAAAGAAAATAAAAGAGATATTAAAATGAAAAAAATGTATTATAGAGGAATAGACTGGGTTCATAACAAAAGTCTTCATAATGAATGGTCATGTAAAGATCAAAAGGAATATAATGAAGGAAGATTATCAACAATCAATTTTGAAACCTGTGCCGAATGCCCACTCGAAACAATGTGTATGGAGTTAACAGAAAATGATTTAGATGAAGCATATGAAAAAATATGCAAGATTAAAGCGATATTGAAATGAATAAATATTTCGATTCCCCCTGTCCTTATATGTTCACAGCCGATGGTTTAATGCGTTGTGATAAGGTAGTAAATTTTAAAAACCGATCATCATGTTGGACATATAAACATAATAATCATCTATATAAAAAATGTCGTATATATAAAGAAGAAAAAATAAAGAAATTAAAAGTGATACTCAAATGAATAGGAAACAATTCTTAAAGGCAGTAAAGAATAATATGAATGGTGATGGATATGAGTATTATTGTAGAGGTATTGTTTGTAATAAATGTCCTGTCTGTGAGGATTGTCATAGTAGAAAACAAAACATGATTAATGATTTTATTATATACTATATTAAAAAAGAAAAGAATAAAAAGATTAAGGAAATTCTAAAATGAAAACAACTATAATAGATAATAAATATACAACACTATGTCCGTATGGTATTAAACAGGATATTAATCAAGTCTTAATATCTTATATAGGTGGAAATACTTGTCAAACATGTTGCGATCATTTTATATCAATAGATCGATATAATACAAATGTAAGATGTAAATTAGAAGACAGAAAAAACAAGATAAAGGAAATACTCAAATGAGATATACTTCAACAGAACACGACAAATGTCCCTATGGACAAACTAGAAGTAAGATATATAAGGAAAATTATAATAATCATAATAACGTATATATCGGCACAAATGCATGTAGTAATTGTCAATATTATATATCATATGAACATATCAAGAAAAATTGGTATGTATTACATTGTAAGAAAGAAAAACATGATAAGATAAAGGAAATTCTAAAATGAATAAGAAACAATTCTTCCATATAATACAAGAGAATATTAATAATAAGGAATATAATGGTTATTATTGTAATGCTGATTGTATAGAATGTTCGTTATTTAAAGATTGTAAAGGAAATTCCAGAACAATAATAAATGAACATGTATTAAAGAAATATAGAAGATATAAGGTAAAACAAATATTAAAGGTATTATGAGGCCAATATAGGTTAGTATAGAGTAAGGGTAGAGCGATTAAAATGAAACAATTAAAAGAAATTAAAGAAATTAAAGTAAATCATAATAGAAAAATAATTGTTTGTATAGGAAATTGTGATAGATGTATATTGTATTATAAAGAAAAATACATAGAATTTAACTGTTATGATACATATATGAAACTTATGAAACAAGAAAAGATAAAAGAGATATTAAAATGAATAAAAGATGTTCATATAGTAAACCACATAATAAAACATATGGTAAGAACAATTATTATTGTACCATTAAAGGAAAGATCAATAATAGAATAGGTGATGGACGATGGTGTAAAGGTGAACTACATCATGGATATGCAAATAGAGACTCCAATAAAATAGGAAATAGTTTTAAAGATTGTGTACATTATAAGAAAAATAGACAAGACAAGATAAAAGAGATCCTCAAATGAAATATATAAAACATATATCAAGATGTCCTTATAATATAATGCAACTGTATAGGCCTATGGATAGAGCATGGGTTGCAGGGATAACTTGTACTACTCATTGTCAACACTATATAGGAAAAGATAAAGATAATTTATATTGTAAGATAGAAGAAAAACTAAAAAAAATAATGGAAATACTCAAATGATTTTACTTATATTAACAATAGTGTTAATCTAGGTAAAGAGGAAAACTCAAATGAAAACACAAAGTTTTAAAAACAAATGTCCATATTGTATGACTATTATGGAAATTCATCCAGATGGTGTTTTGAGACATGATGATAATATAGTACAAGTCAATGGTCCATTTTGTATTGTATGTAAGTACTTTATATCAGTTCACCCTAAGGAACATATATTAAGATGTAAAAAAGAAAACCAAGAGAAGATAAAGGAAATACTCAAATGATAGGTAGAGTAATAAGAAACATGGCATGTGCAACATATTGTAAGTATAGTAAAGACGTATATGTCGGTTCAACATCATGTGCACAATGTAGGTATTTTATATCACATAAGACAGATAGTATGGATAAAATGAAAAATTATAATATCATAGTCAAATGTAATAGAGAAGAGAAACATAAAATAATAAAGGAAATACTCAAATGAAATGTCCTTATAATGAACCTAATGTCGATAATATATTAAAAGATCATTATTGTATGTTAAAAAAAGGATATTGTTTTGTCGTATTTGCTTTTACCGACAATCTGGACAATAGACATCAATCATGTGATCATTATAAAAGAAAACAAAAAGAATTAAAAATAAAGGAGATTTTAAAATAATTATCGTATAGTAATTCCATATAGTAAAATGACGTAAGATCCGAAAAACTTATACAGGGTTTTTTATGGGATAGCCCAAGGTGTATAGAATTTATCACCCCAAAATTCCCAGGAAATTCCCCAAAAAATTCCTAACAAAAATCCTATGGAAAATTCCCCAAAAATTCCAGAACGATTCCCCATACTATACTTCCCAATCATATAATATAAATATTTGTATACCGTTATGCTTGATACAATACAAATACCATTTAATATTATTCTATCTATACTATCCTTAGGGATTATTATATTATTATTTGGTATTATAGGGTTTATTATAATGGCAGGAAAGGGTATATCAATTATAGGTAAGAATGTAAAAAAGAATTATAAAAAGAATCAGGATGATACTAATGGGGATTAGGATTGCACCAAGCTACGGCGTTGTTTTATAGGAGAAATAATTTATGAATGAGATAGAAAAGTACATGGATATGGACAGGCCTGAATGCATGGAATGTCATACTCATCATCATAAACAAAGTGGGAGTTTTGTTCGACATATACGGAAGGCTCATGGAATGGAAATGGAAGATTATTATATGAAGTATCTTTATATAGAGGAAGTTCATGAAAGTCCTACTTGCAATCAATGTGGGAAGAAGGTAACTTTCTTTATTCCTGATTTTAAATATCGGGAGTTCTGTTCTGTTGCATGTAGGAATAAGAATCCAGGAAAGAAACTTGCAATGAAGAATACAATGCTTAAAAAATATGGGGTGGAAAGTAATGTAGAACTGAAAGAGACTAGGAAGAATGTTGTTCTGGCACAAGAAACTATTGGAATTAAAAATGATTTGGAGAAGTCAATTCGGACACGGAGACAAGAACGGGTGAATGAAAATGAATATGTTCCTCCTATATATTCAGTTGATGGTGATGAAGTAATAAGTTCTGATGAAGGGGATATGGATGGCTTCGAGCCTATATAAATATTAATAGTATGAAAGGGTTTAAAGAAATATTAATCGAGGTTATAGATATAGAAGATCATTTGAAGATCAGAGGTATAGATTTAAAACATACTAAAGTTATAATGGATAAAGAAAATGGTATTGCTACGTTTCTTCTATATAATCTATCTGGAAAAATATTAGGATATCAATCTTATAATCCAGCTGGTAGTAAAGTTCTTGGATCTATGTCCAAACTTAGGAATAAATTATCATCTGAAGAAAAAATGAAGTTATGGAAATATTTTTCTTATACATCAAAGATTAATAATAAGTCTCAATTATCTGTTTATGGTTTGGAATCATATAAAGAAAAATCAAAATATTTATTTGTTACTGAAGGCATTTTTGATATAGTAAAAATTCATAATTTGGGACTTTCGGGGATTGCTGTTTTGACTAATAACCCAAAACAATTAAAAGAGTGGTTAACTTTATTACCACAGAAAATTGTTGTAATTGCTGATGATGATCCGGCTGGTAATAAATTAAAAAAACTAGGAGATATTTCATTAACAGTTCCAAAACCATATGGGGATCTTGGAGATATGTCACAAGAAGAAGTCAAGAATTTTTTAAAGGATAATAATTTAATATGAAAAGTTTTAAACAAATATTAAATGAAAAGGCTAGACACAAAAAATATTTGTATGGCGTTTATAATTACCCAGCAAAAGGGGAGAGGAATACAAAAGAGGGAAAGATGATTAGAGATTTAGCATATGGAATTAAAAAGGGGGAAGGACTAGAAATAGTTGCGCCGCAAATGGCAAAGTTAGTTAATAGTCTTATAAAAAATCCTGTGCTTATTCCTGTCCCGAATTCTAAAGGTGATACATCTTCTAATAGAAAAATTATTGAAAACATGTTACGACATATTCCTAATGGACAAATGGCGGATATACTAACATCGATTAAAACATCCCCATCACATGAATTGCGGAGTCAAGGTAAAGTTGGTAAGATGCCTATTGTATATGCAAAAGATACCCCAGATTTAAGTCCCAATCTAGTCCTAATTGATAATGTTATAACAACAGGAAATACTATTTTTGCTACCCATAAATATTTAAAAAAGTATAGTCCTTATAGTACTCCCATTGCTGTATGCTGGGCGATTGCGCATGACACAAAATCAAAAGCTTTTGTATGGAATAAAAATAAGGAAAAATAATATGAAAGTAGAAATAGAAAGTTGTCAGCCAGATGGATTATTAGTTAAATTTGATGGTCTATATGTCGATACATATTATGAAGCATTGGAATTAATCCAGGCAGTAGATAATTTTATAAAATCTGAGGGGAAAAAAGGAAGGGATGAAAGTATAAAAACAGCAATTGATCTTTTAAAATCTGAGGAGAAAGAAAATGAATAAAATAATATTAACATTCCTTCTATTATATAGTATTGTATTTCCAAAGCTTTCTATAATAGATACACATAAATCCTGGGAACAATATCCTTCTGCGACCCCAGAAGAAAAATCTATGAAAGATCCTGAATTAAATTTAAAAAAATTATTAGAATATAATAATAATACAATCACAGAATTATTAAAAGAAAAAACTTTATATCTTTCTGAAATGGCTAAGATTATTTTAAAAACAAATAATACTCATTCTGGATATTGTGAAGTTGGTATATTATATGCACAAAATTATTTTTATAAAGATGCCCTTAATTATTTCTTCAAGGGATTAAAGAAGAAGTCAGATTGGAATATATATAATAATATTGCCAATATATATTTTATGACGCGAGAAGATAAACTAGCAATTAAATATTATGGATTGGCATTGAAGATGAAAAGAGATAATCCTATTATACTTCTTAATCTTTCTTTTATATATTATGATAAGGGAAATTTTAAGAAAGCAAAATTATATTATCTGAAAGCAGTCATAATAGATCCTGCATTAGATAGAGAAGAATATAGAGTAATATCTGGCGATAATAAAGATGTCGGTTCTAAAGCAAATAATAAAGGTGTGAAGCAATTAGAATTAAAGTGGTCAAAATGAAATTAAGATTTAAACAATTTATAGAAAAAGATCCAAAGAAGATTAAAAAGAAAAAGAAATTAGTTTATAATCCTGATGCCAAAGCAAAACATAATGGATCAACAATGGCTCCTCATTCATCTGCGGGTTCATTAGATAGTAGAACAATAAGGAGTGTATTTTAAAATGGAAACTTTCAAACAATTATTAGAGAAAAAAGAAGTATATAAGAATAGAGATTTAATAACAATATCCAAAGAAGGATTAAAAATATTGCAAAAACAAAATCCTGGAAAAGATTTAACACCATATAAAAGATGGATAATAGATAAAATAAGTAGTAGTGATCATATGGATGATAATGATGTGGAAATTAGTTCTCATTTTATAGACGATCCTCAATCCAGAGTAAGAGGAATTACTGGAATAATTCAGAAAAAGCATATTACTGGATTAACTGGTTTGAGATAGAAATTATTTATTTTGGTATTTTTTTGGGTATAAATAATAGTATAAGAATTAAAATTATTAAGGGGAATTATTATGGCCGAAACTAGACCTAAGGTTACGATAACCGAAGAGAGCATACAAGCTGCTCCTATTTTTTCAGCAACTGGACGTGTAGCATATGTTGTTCATTCTGAAAAAGGGCTTTATGATGAGTTTATTTATGTGAGCGACGAAAAAGATTTATTAAATAAAATTGGTGAACCAACAGATATTATAACATCGGTCGATTTCAATATATGTAAATCCTTTTTATCATATGGTAATGACTTAGTTTTACAAAGAGCTCTTGACGAAGATGTTGCTCAGTTTTCAAGATTAGGTATTGACTGGGATTATGCTACTGGTGAAACATTAACTAATACATTAAATGATACTGGAGACGAAAAGTTTTTTATTAATCCAGATGGTCATACAATGAAAACTGGAATGGATTTAGAATTTTATGCCAAAGAGGCATATGATACTGATGATTTAGTAATAGGTATTGCAAAGTTTGAAACATCAACTGGTGTTGCAACATGGCAAGACTTTGAAGATACAATTAGTATCGGGGGAACTGCAACAAAATATTCTGATATTTTTGAGTTTGGTCCCGATCCTGATAAGAAAGAATTTTGTGTTGTCGTTGTTAAAGATGGTGCATTAGTGGAAAATTTTATTGTATCTACAACTAGTGGACAGAAAAATGATAGCGGAGTTAATGAATATATAACAGATTATTTAAAAGTTACTTCGGCTTATATAAATGGTTTTTCATCTGCTGAAGCAGTATATGATAATATAACAACTCAAACATTAACATTAGCTGGCGGTTCGAGGGGTTTTACTACAACTAGATTGAGTAGCACTTATACCGAAACAGCTTATTCAAAATTTTCTGGAAAAAATGATATTGAATTTGATTATGTTATAGATGGTATTAATTCTGGAAATAGAGGATATATTATCACAAGTATTGCTGAAGCAAGATTAGATTGTATAGCATTTGTTGGACCTCAAGAAAGTAATATTTTTTCTGGTTCAGGAACATCTGCAGTACCTCTTGTATCAGTAGACACTATTGTAACAAATATAATTGCTGATAGAATAGCACTTGGATATAGTTCATGGTCATGTTATTTTGGACAATGGATTCAAAAGTATGATAAATATCTTGATAGAAATATTTGGATTCCTGTTACTGGTGATATTGCTGGTAATAAAGTAAACACAAATACTCAACGAGAAACATGGACTCCTGCAGCTGGTACTACAAATGGTATTTTGAGAAATGTTCTTAAGCTAGCATTTAATCCATCTGCCAATCAACAAAATGAACTTTATAAAAATGGTGTTAACCATATTATAAATAAACCTGGTAAAGGTATATTAGTCGATGGTCAAAAAACAATGTGGAATAAAAACGTTGGTGTATCAAGACTTAATATCCGAGACTTATTTAGAGTAGTTGAAGTAGCAATCGGAAAAGCTGCTATAGACTTCTTACATGAGTTCAACGATGCCTTGACTAGAAATCGATTTAGAAATGTCGTAGTTCCTTTCCTTGATGATATTGTTGTCAGACGAGGTATTGTAGAATACGAATTAATAACAGACGAGAGTATTAATACTCCAGCTGTTATTGATAATTATGGATTTAGAGTAGAAGTAAAAATCAAAGGTAATAGACCTATCGAAGACATTACTATTAAGTTCTTTGACGTCCCAAATTCTGTCGGATTTGATGAAGTGTGAGATCGATCTAATAACTAAATAGAAATAATAATGTAGAAAAAAATTAGGAGAATAATAAATGGCTAAAATAGATGATTACAAAGCGAGACTTGGATATGGAGCGAGAACCAATCTTTTCTCTTTAAACTTTACATTACCATTTGGTGTTGATGCTCAAGCAGAAGAAATGGAAATATTAGTCCATAAAATTAATTGGCCTGCCGAACGTCCAATCACAGAAATAGGTATCAAATATCAAGGCGATGATTTCAAAATTGCTGGAGATAAAGGGGCTGTTGAAGATATAACTATTGAATTTATGAATGCAGAGAATTTTAATGTTCGTAATGCATTAGTATTATGGCATCAAACAATTCAAAGAGATATTACTGGATTAAGAACTTCTCCTGAATTGTATAAAGCTAATGTGGATATTACAATATTAGATCATTTAGGACAGCCTATCAAAAAAGTAAAACTAGTTGGTGCATGGCCGAAGACTATTGATTCGATTCCACTTGATGCATCTGCAGACGGTACTATTGTACCTTCTAGTGTTGTATTATCTATTGATTGGTTTGAAGAGCAAGCAGTATAATCAAGAAATTCTTTTAGAAGATATATCTTCTATCATTTTAAAAATCATAATAAAGAGAGTATAGTATATGGCATCATTGTTTACTGCTGGCCAAGATATTAAATCTGGCATTAGTGAATTCAAATCAAATCCTGCAGCATTCGCTGTCAATAAAGGCATTAAAGCTGTAAACGACATCGCTAATCCTTATAAGAAAGGGATGGATAATTATAGACGTGGATTGGGGTCAGGTTTTAGAAATAATTATTTTACAGCAATTTTTAATTTTCCAAGTTCTGAAGAAAGCTCTCATAGTCTATATGGCCATGCTTTTGAACATGCCGTAAATAATATAGTAAATGAAACAGCCATAAAAAATTTATACGGGTCTTCTCAATCTTTAAATCCCCTTAAACGGGAAGAGGCTGATCTTATGTCCAAAGAATGGGCTGGTTTAATATCTGGTATTAAAACGTCAGGTGTAACAGCAAAACCATCAGAAAATACATTTTATAGAAGGAATGCAATTTCTGGTATAGAATATGATGCCGACATAACAGTTTCATTCTTAAATGATCAATGGAACAATAATTATATTTTTTGGTTGAAATATTTTGAAGCCATTGGAGATCCACATCAAATATCATATAAAGATTATTATAAATGTAATATACATATAACAATAAATGATAATGCTTTGGATGAGATGTATAAATATACTTATTTTAATTGTTATCCAAAGAGTTTGCCATCACAAGATTTAAAATATGAAAAAGTTAGTTCTGCTCAAGAATTTCAAATGACATTTGGTTTTGAATATATGCTGGTAGAAAATGTTGTATATGAAGGTGTATTGGCAAAAGCTCCGTCATTTGTTCCTAGTGGTATAGAATTTGGCAAAATAATTAAAATAAAACTTAATGAATTAGCGTTTGCTACAGCATCGAAAGCTGTTGGCGGGCTGCAACAAATATTATCAAATTCTACCGCTAAAGATACTTTAAGTCTCGATAAAGGAATTCAAACACTAACTCAAACCAGATCATCCGAAATTGCCGCCATAACAAAATCAAAAGATGTTGATGAAAGAAATATAAAACCAGAAATTATAGAAAAGTTTAAAAAAGGATCTGGACCAGCTGGTACAAAAGATGATACTTATATATTATTATTAGACAATATATCTGAATACATTACTATTAGAGATGCTTTGATAAAATCATTGGTGTCGTTAAAAGGAAATACTTCGGTGGCTAGTACCATAGAAAAACAATTAGGAATATTAAAAGATATATCCAGCATGGACTCTGTATTTTTAAGCAAAAAAATAAGAGATGCAGCTGCACAAGAAGAACTAGGCAAGACTAATTTGTCATTGGATATTACTCTTTCCGACGAAACTGCAAAAGAATTAGCGCGTATTCTGGGTTTTAAACCTAAAAAATAAATCAATATAAATATTAGTACAAGTTTACTATAATAGGAGTTTACTATGGCATTGCCAAAAATTGAGAAAAAGTGGTATACCACTAACTTACTTCTTAGTGGAAAAGAAGTTAAGTTTAGACCGTTTACGATAGGCGAACAAAAAGCTATAATGTTAGCTAAAGAAAGTTTTGATGAACAATATAAAGTTTATGAAGCAATTATTGATATGATACAAAATTGTATTAGTGATGAAACAAAAATTAATATTAAATCATTATTACCTTCTGAATTTGAAAAACTATTTTATGATATTAAATCGATAGCTGATGGAAATATTTTAAAGTTTCAAGTTAAATGTAATAATGGTGATTGTGGCCATTCAAACGAATTTGAATTGGACACACAAAATGATTTGGTATTAAAAAATAAAAAAACATCACAATTAAAAATGGCGATAGAAGGTTCTGAAATATTAGTATGTTTTGACCATTTAACATTAGAAAAAATGTTGGAAGTTGAACGGCAAGGACATAAAAGCAATGAACAAAAAGGTTTTGCTTCATTGGTCAAAGGCCTTACTAAAGTAATTGATGGTGAAGAAGTTTTCACTGATTTTACCAATGAAGAAGCTACAAAATTTGTTGATGATTTTGACGATGTTTATTTGAAAAAGATTATTAAATATTATGAGTCTGGTCCATCAATGAAAAATAAAAAGAAATTTATATGTGAAAAATGTGAAAAAGAAGTTGTCATCTCGGAGGGTGACATTAAAAATTTTTTATCCTAAGCGCTAGTGGCGCTACCTTAGAACAATATTATGATATTTCGTTTGGTATGAAATATCATATGCATTTTTCCATAGAAGAAATTGAAAATTTGACTCCGTTTGAAAGAGATGTTTATATTTCTCTTTTCAATAAACAAAAAGAAAAGGAGAAAAAAGAAAATGATGGACAATCATCTAATATGAAAGGACTGCCTGGTAATTTCAATCCTAATAGTATGAGAGTTCCATCAATACCTAAAATGCCATCAATGCCCAATATAAATAGTTTTAGATAGGAAAAATAATGCCAACAGATAATGAAAAAATTATAAGTAAGCTAGAAGAAATTAGAATTGCTGTATCTGGTTCTAAAGGTTCTGCAGAAGAAAAAGAAGATGATAGACAAGATATATTAGATCAATTAACTTCTATTGGCGCAAAATTTGGCGATTTTTTTAATAAAGATAAAGTAGTAACCCTTAAAATAGAAACTGCGGCTAAACCAATAACATTATCAGCATTATCATTTTTAGGGGAAGTATATAAAGATGGTGCCGCAGTTGTAGAAAAAATAAATAAACCATTGCAAATGTTGGCTGATACATTAAATAATATGTTTGAGTCTATAACTAAATATTCCGCGGCTGATGTATTAAAGGGTGCCGCGGCAATAGCCGGAGCCATGATGATAATATCCGCGGCTCTTCCAGTTTTTGCTGCTGGATTATTATTCTTCTCTTTTGTTCCTATATGGGCCCCTATAATTTTTGGCATAGCAGCTTTTGCATTATCATATGCTATAAAAATATTTAAAGAATCTGGCGCTAATATAAAAGATGTTTTATCGTTTGCCGCAGCTATGGCATTATCTGGACCAGCCATGGTAATTTTCGGCGCTGGATTATTATTATTTAATATTGTAGGATTTACATCAATTTTAAAATTTGGTTTGGCTGCTATAGCATTATCAACAGCATTAATAGTTTTTACAGCTTCAGGCGCCAAAATAACAGATGTATTATCGTTTTCTGCGGCCATGATATTAACAGGTTTGTCTAGTCCCTTTTTTGTATACGGATTAAAATCTTTTAATGGTGTTACATTTGATAGCATTTTAAAATTCGGATTGGCCAGCGCAGTTTTAGCTGGGGCAGTTTCATTGTTTGGACTTATCGCAATGTCTGGAGTTTTATTATTAGGAATACCAGTTTTAGCTTTAGCTAATATACTTATCGGCCCCAGCCTTCCATATTTAGCAGATGGTCTTAAATCATTTAGTGGTATAAGTCCAGAATTAATAAATGCTGTCGCTTTTATATTATTATCTATTGCCGTGACCATATCTATATATGGATTATTGGGTCCTATAATTTTAATTGGAACCTTAGTTGCTGCAATAGTATTTAAGACATTAATATATTCATTACCATTATTGGCTAGCGCAATAAATGCTATGGGAAATATTGATAAAAGTGTGGCCGCAAATGGAATATCTGTCATGAGAGATATTGCAATACTGTTAATATTTTTTGGATTATTTACTCCTTTAATATTAATTGGATCTTTTGCTATTAAAATTGCAGTCAGCGTTTTGGATAAGGTGATTCCTATGTTATCTAGCGCATTAAATAAACTTAGTGGAATTGATACGAAAAAAGTTGGCAAAGCTGTTAAGTTATTAGCAATATTTTTTGCAACCTTGGCTATAGGCGGAACAATAATCGCGATTATAGGTTTTCCTATGATGTGGGGCATGATTGCCATAGGAATAGGATTTACTGCACTGGCGGCCGGATTCGGATTATTTTCTATTGTATTAAAAAATATGCCTATGGATAGATTGATAATAATAAAAGATATGATGAAAGAAATGATATCCAACCTAGTAGAAATGTTGCCAAAGTTAGTAAAAATATTTGGAGACTTTATAGTTAAAATGATAGATAAACTTCCTAAGGTTGGAGAATTTATTCTTAATGTGGCAAAAGCTTTTAGAGAAATTCTTACAGTGTTTAAAGAATTTCTTGTCGAAACAAAATTATTTGAACCTATTGTTAATTTTTTAAATGGTATTGTTTCTGTTATAGGCAAAATAGTGGCCATTGCAATAGGAGCTGGAAAGATGATAGGAAGAATTATATTTCCATTTATTGGAAATATTGTCGGTAAATTTTTAGGAGGAACATCGGTTCCTGTCAGCGAAGAGTCGGAACCAGGAAATGTTACTGCGGCTGGAGGCATAGAAGGATTTACACTATATCAGACAGAAGTGATAGAAAGACTGGGTGATTTAATTTCAATTGCAGCAATTAATGCAGAAGTAAATGCCGCCACAGCTGGTGCTGTTAATAGCTCTGCAGGAAAGCGTTTATCGAACATAAGAAAAAAAAGTGATAATTTTTCAAATGCTGATATACCATCTTAGGAGATGATCATATGACAATATTAGTTTATCCGCCTATACATCCGTTTTCTGGCGAATCAATGCAAAAGGAAGTGGATTCCTGGCCAACAGCTGAGAGAAATTTCCAAAGGATTGATATAGAGGATGCTACACGAAATGATCCATCTCAATCATATATATTGTTTACTCCAAGGATTATTAAAACTCCTGAAATAAAAGATGTCAATGATCTTAAAAAATTATTTACTGGTACAACAAAAAAACATTTTGAATCTAAATTGGTGACAGTACTAAGTAATAATTCTGATAACTTAACTATTGGTTTACCTATGAAGCCAGTAACTACACAATTAAATCATAAATGGTCTATGGCTGATACCGCGCAATTAGATTTGGGAGAAAATGTAACTTTCGATAAAGGCAAGGCTATAGAAACATTGAAGAGTATGGGTAAAAGAAAAGCTTTAGGATTTGGCAAGGGGATTGCTGATAAAATTACAGGAAATCTTGCTGGTACATTATTGAGCCAAGCTGGTCTTATAGAATATCAACCGCAAAGACAATATTATTCTGGAACGGATCCATTAAGTTTGGATCTAGCATATAATTTTGTTCCTGAAAATGCAGAGGAGTCCGATTTAATACACAAAATAATGAAATCGTTCCAATATTTTTCAACTATATTAAATCCTAAGGAAGCTTCGGATAAATCGCTTCCATTTCTTGGAAGGTCTCCTGCTATATGGAGAATAATATTACCGAAAACTATGGGTACTGAAAAAGCACAACATAGAATAATATTTAATAATATATATAAACATATGGTTTTAACTGGGGTAAGTTGTATATATGGCGAAGGCACACTATGGACTCCGTTTAAAGATGGTACTCCAAACCAAATGAAAATGACTTTGAGGTTTAGTCAATTCTTTAGTGTACAATCTTCTGAAGAATTATTTGGAACTGATTTTCTCGATAGCATACAAAACTATAGTGGGGAATTTACAAGTAATGGGGTAAGCGATAAACTAAAATCGGCCGTAGATGATGCAGAAAAAAGGCTAGGATAATAGGAAGAATTAATAATGGCAAATACTAATTATTTTGAATATTTTGAAAAAGTTACAATAAATGATGTAGAATTAACAAATATATTTAAACAAATAAAAATAAAAAGTTTAGGTAAAGTAAGCGATGATAATGATATATTAAAAGCTTTATATATTTCTGACAAACAAAAGCCAGAAGATATAGCATTGACTGTTTATAAAAGTAGAAAATTATGGTGGATTATTTTTCTAATAAATGGAATTAAAGATTATTTTTATGATTGGCCACTTAATGATAGTGAATTAAAAACATTAGCTGTTAAACAAGTTGATAATGCCGAAACAGGATTTTATGAATTTGAAACTGGTGAGAGCACTATTGATGATATTTATAATAGAGTTCATAATGAAATGACTATAGAAAATGATAATAAAAGATATATAGCATATTTAAACCCAAAATATTTGTCAGACTTTTTATCATTAATGCCAGATATACCAGAGAGTTAACATGTTCTGGCCGGATAAAAACACAATAGAGTTTATACATGTTACCATTACCAAAGATATGAATGGTACAAAAGATAAAGTTGATATTTTAAAAGATGGAATGTTCCATTCATTAACTATTAATGAAAGTATATTCCAACATATAGTTTCTGGTACATTAATAATTGATGATAAATCAAAAGTATTCGATAGTTTCCCCATAGTTGGTGGGGAAAAAATCAATTTTCAATTCAATGATAGAACGGAACCAGGTAAAAAAAAGCAGTCGGATGATTTTGAATTTGAAGTCACATCTTTTTCAGTAGGGGTCTATGATAGTAATGTCGTACCCACACAAAAAATAATTTTAAATTTTATAGATCCAACATATAAATTATTATTAAAAGAATATTCTACATCATTTAAAG